GATAATGATGGTGTAAGTTTAAGGATTCGGCCTACTGCGCTGAACTTATCTTAATGGGGAAATACGCAAGAGGAAAAAAATCCTACGCGATAAGCGACATAAGTGGTCTTCGGGTTAAGTATACCAAACTGAAGACGACTTGGGATGGCTTGCGTGTTTCACCTGAAGATTATGAGCCAAAACATCCACAACTTACTCCTGCTAAAAATGTTGTGGACGCAACTGCTTTATTTAATGGTAGGCCAGATAACGATCCAGACAATGTTGTTGTCTATATTGGATTTACACAAGATTGGACAATAGATCCAAGGGCAAGGCCACCTGTTGGAGTTCCGTCTATAGGCGAAGCTGGTTATGTTGATATACATAATGATCGTATATTTAGCATATCTGGCGTATCTGGAGCGGCTAATGTTGGAACGGCAATTGTATCTGACAATGAAGATTTAGCTGTTAGTGGTACGGCTGGTACAGGTGCGGTAGGTTCTGAAGTTCCTGAACTAGAAATAAATGAGACAGGCGTATCAGGTACAGGTGCAGTGGGAACTGAAGTTCCTGAATTAGAAATAAACGAAAGTGGAGTTGGCGGTACAGGTGCTACAGGTACATCTTCATTCTTTATCACAACAGATGCTCCAGTGTCTGGAACTGGTGGATCAGGTGCAGTAGGAACTGAAGTTCCTGAGATAGAACTAGCTGAGACAGGTGTTGGTGGCACAGGTGCAGTAGGTAATGAAACCTTTGAAACAGAAATAAATGAAGCTGGGGTTGGTGGTACAGGCGCAATCGGCAGTGAAGTTCCTGAATTAGAGTTAAGTCAATCAGGTGTATCTGGAGATGGTGAGTCAGAAGGCTTTGGAGTTTCTGGCAATGGTAACATTCAATTGCTTGTTACAGGTATTTCAGGTATAGGTTCAACAGGTGCTGTTGGTGAAGAAGTCTCTGCTTCTGAAGCTATTGAGACAGGACTTGGCGGATCAGGTGCAGTAGGTTCAGTTAGTCTTGAAATTAGTCTAGGTTGGAGTGAAGGTGCTTGGGGAAGTGGTACATGGGGTAACTAAATGAATTACACAACATTAGTCGCAAATATTCAAAACTTTTTAGAAGACGACTCAACAGAGTTACAGGCGTCAATTGATGAAATTATTAATCAAGCTGAAGATATGGTTTTTCAGAGATTACCTAATCTCCCATGTTTCAGGCAGACTACAACTGCTAATTTAGTTGCAGGTACAACTGACTATGTAGTGACAGGTGCTAGGATGATCAGGCAAGTGTCAATAATTAGCTCAAATGTCGTATCATATTTAGATCATAGGGTTGACTCTTACTTACGAGATTATTGGCCTAATGCAACTACGCAAGGTACACCAAAGTTTTATAGCACAAAATCATCTAGTGGAACATCTGGTACATTAGGTGGATCAGGGACTACAATCACAATAGCTCCTACACCAAATGCGGCTGATACTTACCAAGTTGACTATATTGCACCAGAAATAGGTATAAGTTCACTTAATCCTAACACATGGATTGGCAACAACGCAGAAAATGTGTTATTATCGGCGTGTCTATATGAAGCATCTGCATTTCTTAAAGCTGGAGAGACATTGGCGCTTTATAAAACACAATTTGACGAAGCGGTACAATTATTTGTACAAGAGATGCAACGCGATTATGCGGCAGAATATAACGGAGGTTTATAATGGCTATTACACAAGCAATGTGTACCCAATTTAAAAAAGATGTAATGCTTGGGTTACATGACTTAGACAGTGATACAATAAAGATCGCTCTCTACACAAGTAGTGCAACTTTAAATGCTACTACTGATACTTACACAACATCTAACGAAGTTGCTAATGGTAACGGATACACTACTGGTGGAGTGACACTGGCAAATGCGTCTGTAATTGAAAACGGAACAAGCGGATGTTTTGACTCTGATAATCCTGAGTGGACATCAGCTAGTTTTACAGCGCGTGGTGCGTTGATATATAACGATACAGACGGAGATAGAGCTATCGCTGTATTGGACTTTGGTGGAGACTTCACAGTTTCTTCAGGTACTTTTAGAATTGTTTTCCCTGCTCAGACAGCTTCAAATGCAATTATAAGGATAGACTAGTATGGCCTCAACCTATGTAAATGACCTTCGCCTCAATGAGATGGCAACTGGCGATCAGTCAGGCTCATGGGGTACAGTAACGAATACAAATCTTGAATTAATTGCAGAAGCGTTTTCTTATGGCACTGAAGCTATAACGACAAATGCTGACACGCATACAACAACAATAGCAGATGGTGGGACTGATCCAGGTCGTTCAATGTTCTTAAAGTATACAGGTACGTTGGACTCAGCTTGTACAATTACAATAGGCCCAAATACTGTTAGTAAACTTTGGTTTATTGAAAATGCCACAAGTGGATCTCAAAACATTATTATTAAGCAAGGATCTGGTGCAACAGTTACGATTGCTAGTGGTAAAACTAAAGTAATCTACTCTGATGGCGTAGGCTCTGGTGCTAAAATGGTAGATGCTTTTGCGGCATTGGATGTTGGGTCTGTGTCAGTAGACAACATAACCATTGATGGTAATGAGATTGACGTAAGCTCTGGCAACCTAACACTAGACGTTGCAGGAGAACTTATTCTTGATGCTGATGCTGATGGAACAATTCGTTTCAACGATAATGGCACTAACTTCGGAATGGTTTACGGCGCTAGTTCTAATTTTACATTGATAAGTAAAGTTCAAGACAAAGACATGATATTCCAAGGCAACGATGGTGGCTCAACCATCACAGCCCTCACCCTTGATATGTCATTAGGTGGTTCAGCTTCTTTTAATCACGATATTCAAATGGTAGATAATGGTTTACTAAGAATGGGTGCAGGTGGAGATTTAATCCTTACATCTGACGGCACTAATGGAACTATTTTTGCTAATAACGGCAACCTAACACTAGACGTTGCAGGAAATATTGTCCTTGATGCTGATAATTTAGGTGTGGTACAAATAAAAGACGGAGGAACTATCTACGGAACTTTTTTCAAAAATGGAGATAATTTCTTTATAGAGTCAAATGTTTCAGATGGAGATCTAATTTTTAGGGGTAATGATGGTGGTAGTAACATAAACGCCCTAACCCTTGATATGTCTAATGGTGGACAAGCTGTCTTTAACAAAGGTGCATCTTTTCAAGACCATGTGTACTTGCAAGATAATGACAAATTAGTTCTAGGAAACAGTGATGACCTACAGATTTACCACGATGGAGGGTCAGGTAATTATATTGATTCTGTAAATAAAGATTTATATCTAAGATGTAACCTTGATGCTGGCATTGCTGGTGGGGATATAATTTTACAACCCAAATCAGGTGAAAACTCTGCCGTATTTAGGGATAATGGTGCAGTAGAACTTTACCACGACAACTCTAAGAAGATTGAAACAACATCAACAGGCGCAACTATTCGGGGTGATGGCGACGCTATACTTCTCCTAAACACAGCCAGTGATGGAGGGGATAAATCTCTTATTAGATTTGGGGATAATGGTGATGCAGATGCTGGTTATATTGATTATGACCACGGAGATAACACATTAAGATTTGGAGTTAATGCCGCAGAACGTTTGCGGATTAATGGTAGCGGAAGGCAAACATACAATGGAAGTAGCACTGCTAATGGTCACGGAAATTTTGTAGGAGAAGTCGGTACTTCTTCTAAAGCTATAATCTTTGAACATACTAATGGTGGTGGTGAAGTTGGAAGTATTAGAACTACATCTTCAAATGCTGTTTATTACGGCGATGGCTCTAACCTAACAGGTGTTGGCGGTAGTACAGATTTCAATGCTGTTGGTACTTATACTTGGTTAGCGGTTGACCCTGCACAAAGTGTCAACATGATAAATGAAGGTGATACTATCTCTGGTTCTTACCTAAAGGCGGCAGGAAACGGTCAAATGTCTGCACATCATATTTTGTGGTCTAGCACTGTATCGGCAGGAGTTAGCGGAACTTGGAGGCTTATGGGCGGTCAGCATAAAAGAGAAAACGGCAGTTATGCTACTGCTAACCTCTTTGTAAGAATATCTTGATTAACAATTATAACAATAGGAGGCGTTTATGCCAACAGTAACAATAACAGAAGTGCGTAGCGCACAATCACTAAACGCAGAGAACACGGCATTTGAAGTAGAAATTAATCATCCAGAACATGGTTGGATACCTTATGGGTTAATGCCTGATGATACAGATAATACTGTAGACAACAGCGTATTGCTTGGGCTTATTGGCTCAGACTATGCGGCTTATGTAGCACCTACTCAAGCAGAGTTAGATGCAGAACTAGCGGCAAATCTACGAGGACAACGTGACCAGAAGTTAGTTCAAGAAGTAGACCCTATAGTAACTAACCCTCTACGTTGGGCTGAACTAACAGATGCTAAACAAGCAGAGTGGACACAGTACCGAACTGACTTGCTTAACTTACCAACACAATCTGGTTTTCCTAACTCAGTAACATGGCCTACTAAACCAACATAATTTTAACTTAACTAAAGGAGATCAAAATGGCTGAAGATAAAAAGGTTATTACGATTGACGATAAAGACTACACTGAAGGCCAAATCACTGATGCACAAAAGGTTATGATTAATCATGTTAATTCCTTGCAACAAAAAATTAATTCAGCAGAATTTAATTTAGATCAGCTTAAAGTTGGAAAACAAGCGTTTATGACAATGTTAAAAAACTCTTTAGAAGAATCTGAAGAGGTAGCTGAGTAATGCAAATGGACGCGCTTTGGAATATTGGATTAACCGCAGGGTTTGGTTTTTTAATATGGTGGATTAAAGCCCACCATGAAGAACTAAAGCGTGTCACTATTTTGCTTAATAGAACTAGAGAAGAGTTGGCTAAAGAGTACGTCACTAAAGCTGACTCATCTCAAGTCCTTGGTCAAATTATGAGTAAATTTGATCGTATAGAAGAAAAGCTAGATCGATTGGTAGAAAGAAAATGATACGTTTTTTTGTAATAGCATTACTTCTATTAAGTAGTAGTTTTGCTTTTGCTAATGATGACGACACGATCAAATCAGAAAGCACAGTCACTTCTACTGGCACTATGGAAACTACCATAAACAGTCCACCTCCTTCTGCAATTTCTCCACAAATAAGTACAAGCAATTCTGACTTATGTACTGTTGGTGTTGCAGGTGCTGTGCAGACGCAGATATTAGGTATCAGTGCAGGTCGAACTGTACGAGATATGAACTGTGAAAAGTTAAAAAACGCAAAAGCCCTTTATAATATGGGCATGAAGGTAGCCGCAATTTCTACACTCTGTCAGGATTCTCGCGTGTTTGACGCCATGCTCAATGCTGGGACGCCATGTCCATACATGGGGTTGGTGGGAGATAAGGCTAGAGTTGCGTGGGAAATGGAAACAGTTAAGCAGACTATTGAGCGAGAACAAAATAATCCAATGAAAAAGATTTTTAATGAAAACATTGAAACAAAAACAGGTCTTAGTGTTATTATTAGCACTTTGGCCTTCCTACTCTTCTTGTGATCCGTATAGCTACGGAACAACTGGAAATGCCGCATCCACATCACTAAGTTGGGGTATGAGTTCTGTTCTGCCTGACATACCTGGCTTAGATATAAATGGCCTATTATACAAATACACCACAGTAAAAAACCCAGAAGATGATATGAAAGTCCACGTCCGTAATAAAAATGCGGAAGGTGAAGGGTACACGTTTTCCGCAACGGATGATTGGTCAGGAGTTCCAGGCAATACAATCGTCAAGTCTTTCCCAATATCTAACGTAGCCTCTTCTAGATGGGGAGACGGATCAATCACTGTTGAAGGTGAGGGAAGTGTGACAGATCCTGTGGTTATATATAGCTATAGAATTGACGAATGTTACGATGAACAGTCTAATCCATCATGTCCAGGTTATGTCAAACCTATACCAGTAATACCTGTAGTTGAAGTGTATGATGTATTAGAAGATGAAGAGGCTATGGGTGCTATAGACGCCGATAACGACTTTGAGTATGATGAAGATGGCAATCTGATACTTTCTGAAGAGGAAGAGGAAGAACAGACTAGAATTGAATTAGGGTTAACTGCATCTGCCAATGCGTTGACTTTATTTAAAACGCAAGGACAAGATCAGATTATCATGGCTATCAATCAGCAAACTAACATCAATATGTATTACAATGCATCTATTAATGGTGGTGCTTATAATGATGCCCCTACTCTTGCTGATTCAAAGATATCAGACAACAAGAAAGGCTTGCGTAATAATTTGGCACAACAAATTCTGCACGAAGAGATGATCGATATGCAGTATAACCAATGAGGATTAATATGAAATATTCTATTGCAATACTTTCGCTGTGTGCATTTCCAGCACTAGCAAACGTGGAAATAACAGGTAGCGTAGAAGCTAAATGTGTTATTCAAACAACTAAGTCAGGTGCATACGGAAACCCGATTGCAAGCAAACTAAGCACAACCCCTGCGGATGGTGGTATACTACCTATAATCAGGTATGACGTTTCGATTGCAGACGCTTATATAGCTAGTATAACACATCCAACATCGTTTAGTTCATCTCCTTCTTTGTCTGACACGCTAACGTGGACAGGAAGCACAAGCGTTACACAAACCTCTGTTTCTGGTATGTCAGCCTATGAGGCCGCTAAGACAGTTGTAGGTAATACTACAAACTTTAATTTAACCTTGGCAGGTTCTACATGGTTTAGCACTGCATCAAGTGCAGTTTATGGTTCAGCAAAACCATTGCCAGGTGGGACTTACACTGCGGTTGTGCAGGCAAGCTGTATTGCTAAGTAAGTTAATCACATTAGGGATGCTAGTTACTTTCGGTGCGTCAGCGCACGAAATGACGCCTGCCTATCCAGAAGTAAAAACATCTCACGTTAAAAACGTGGTCAAGGTGGAGATGTCTCTCTTTAATTCTAGGGAAGAGATAAAGTATTACCAAATTGATTTGTTTGATTTAAATTGGATGCACATACCTTTCTCTACAACGTATAGAATTATAAAAGTTGACTACAAAGAGCATAAATCTTTTGATGTATACATACGAGAAATAGACATGGATGAGGCTGTGTATCTCTGCACCACCTCAAAAGTAAAAAGGACAAATACCTCTAGAACTTTGATATCTTCTAGAATATGTTCAAGATTAGATGGTGAACCTACATGAGAATGGCTTTAACATTTTGTTTGTTAGCTAGTTCTGCTTTTGCAGACAATAGCTCTCTTTCGCTTGCGTTGCCTAGTCCACCTATGAACTACCAATCGGATTCTTTTTCGACAGGCAATATGCGATGCAGTAATGCTGTAGGTGGTGGTGTAAACTTAGAGTATGGCGTGACAGGCGTACTGTCGGGGTTAAACACAAACAGTCGTGGCAAAGATATAGGTGTGTATGCTCGTATAGTAATACCGCTAGATAAACCCAAGGCTCGAATTAATTGTGATGATCTTTACCAAATAGAACTAACTCAGCGAAGGCTAGAGATACAAAAGCTACGAGACGAGCTAGAAGCACTGAAGAACTTACAAAACTCAAGTAGCGAGATGGAGTTTGAAAACTGATGGACACTACCAAGATAGCAGATAACATTGATGGGCTTGCAGATCGTGAGTTTAAGACAGGTGGTATGAAAGTATCGTTTGGTTCTATTATGGCTATACTTGCGTTTTTATCTACAATTGTAGGTGCTTTGTACGCAGGATTTCTTATGTGGCAAAAGATAGAAGCTGTTACAGGTCTAGACTTAGAAGAGTATCAATTACAAATGGACGTAATGGATGCAAAGGTCAGTGGCATCTCTGAAAAGGTTGAAGAGTCAGTAGAATACAGTCGTGATATTAAAAATGGATTGCGTGATGATCTTTTGAGGCTTGAGTCTCAGGTGGACAGAATAGAGGATATGGTACGAGAATCTGAAGAAAAGGTTCGTACTATGATAGACAACGCAGAAGTTCGCTTTGAAAATCAGAGAGAACGTGTTAGAGTTTCACAAGATAGCTCAATGAAAGAACTTGAAGATAAGCTCATGGGCAAATTGCAGAGGGCGTTAGATAACCCTCTTGCTGACTAGGAGATTTAAAATGACAGAATTTGAGAAAGCCGATTTAGATGGAAATGGATCAGTAGACCAATCTGAATGGGATAAGTTATTACTCGATGACAAGAGAATGCAAATTGAAGATGAGAACTCAAAAAGGGACTCACAGCTCCTAATGGTGTGGTTCTCTTTAGCAGGATTACTACTGTATCCTGTTATGATTATTGTGTGTAATGTCTTAGGCCAAGAAGTTGCGGCGGATAATTTAACTGCTATCGCCCCTACCTACTGCATAGCAGTGGTCGGTATAGTTACGGCGTTTTTTGGCTTTACAAATATTAAAAAGAAGGGTGATTCATAATGTTAGGACTAGGATTACTAGGTAAGGTCGCAGATCTTGCTGGAACTATGATCGAGGGCAAGACTGCCGTAAAGCAAGCTGAAGCCCAAACTAAAATGAAAATAGCCACTGGTGAGCTTGATTGGGATCTAGCCGCCATGAAAGCCACAGAGAACTCATGGAAAGACGAGTGGATTACACTTTTGTTCAGTATTCCCCTTATTTTGGCGTTTTGTGGGGATTGGGGTAATGCTATTGTGCAAGATGGTTTTGCCGCTCTATCTAGTATGCCAGGTTGGTATCAATATAGCCTTGGTGGTATCGTGAGTGCTAGTATTGGTATGCGTGGTGTTAGTAAGTATTTTGGAGGTAAAAAATGAAAGAGAACTTTGATAAATGCTTAGAGATGCTTCTTTCTCACGAAGGAGGATTCGTAAATCATCCCGAAGATCCTGGAGGTATCACAAATTTGGGAGTTACCAAAAAAGTGTACGATGAGTGGACTGGTCGTGAATCAACTGAACAAGAAATGCGTGATTTAACTCCAGAAGATGTAGCTCCGATATACAAGAAGAACTACTGGGATCGAATTAAAGGCGATTCGCTTCCATCGGGCTTAGACTGGTGCGCGTTTGATTGGTGTGTAAATTCTGGAAAAAGTAGGCCATCTAAGGCTATTCAGCGTGCGGTTGGTGCTACTCAAGACGGAGCCATAGGATCGCAGACAATAGGTCTTATTATGGAAAAAGATACAGAAGAGATCATAAATTATGTTTACGGCGTTCGACAAGACTTCTATAAGGGATTAAAGACATTTGAAACCTTTGGACGAGGATGGACGCGCCGCAACAAAGAAACATTACACCAAGCGTTGGAGATGATCTAAATGCCTTTGCAACTTTTAAAATACAACCCAGGTATTGTAAAAGACGTTACAGAATACGCTACTGGCAAAAATGGGCCTTTCTGGGTAGATAGTGACTTAGTTCGTTTTAAGAATGGATATCCTGAAAAACTAGGTGGTTGGCAAAAAGATACAATTTTTGCATTAGATAACTCTGGAAATATTACACCTAATGAAACTACTATTGAAGGTATTGCCAGACGTATGGTGTATTGGAGGTCAAACTCTGATGGCGAAGATAGGCTTGTCGTTGGTACGCACAATCACTTATTAATTATAGAGAATGGCGCACTTTACGATATTACGCCTTTGCGAAAGACATCTACTGGGTTGAGTAATCCAATAGCCACAACAGATGAAAGCACGACTGTAGTCATTACAGATAATTCACATGGTGCTGAAAATGGCGATTGGGTGGTTATTAGTGGCGCATCAGCAACTGGTGGTGTTTCGGCAGATGATTTAAACAGTTACTACGGATATCAAATAACTAGAATTAATGCAAATTCTTATAGTATTGTTGTCCCAAGTGCGGCTACTTCTACTGTTTCTGCTGGTGGTGGTACTGTTGCTGTAAAATATTTAATTGGTGTTGGTGCTGAACTTGGTTCACAAAGCTCTGACCCAGCTCTTGGTTTTGGCGTTGGTGGTTGGGGTGAAGAGGCTTGGGGTACTCCACGATCTGATGCGCTTGCTGGTATTAACTTAGACAATAGCTCTTGGAGTATAGATCTCTGGGGTGAAGATGTCCTTGCGACAGTTCGTAATGGTGCAATATATTATTGGGATACTTCGGCAGGGGTTACTAATCGTGCTGTACTTGTATCATCACTATCAAGTGCCAATAGTGTTCCTAATGTGGCTCGTACTACTATTGTTAGTTTTCCAGATAGGCATTTTATAGCAGGTGGATGTCAGGCTTATGTTGTGGGTGGTGGCACTGGAAATGTAGATAATATGTTGGTCAGATGGTCAACACAAGAAGACTTTAGCGTTTGGAATCCAACCTCAACAAACACCGCAGGTGATCAGAGGCTTCAGGTTGGAACTAAAATTATAGCTATGGTATCTGCTCGTGAAGAGACAATCATATCTACTGACGAAGCAATATATGGCATGACATTTGTTGGTGGTGCTTTTGTATTCTCGTTTAGATTACTGGCGACAAATTCAGGTGCGGCTGGATTAAATACAATGATATCTGTTGATGGTAACGTCTTTTGGATGGGTAAGCGTAACTTCTTTACTTATGATGGTATTGTAAAAGAAATACCATGTCCTGTTCAGCATTTTGTATTTGATCGTATGCAGACACGATACATTGATAAAGTCGTCACTGGACACAATAAGGAATTTAAAGAAATTACTTGGTTTTATGTAAGTGATCAAAATCCATCTGGCACAGTAAATGCTGAAAACGATAGTTATGTAACCTACAATTACGCTGAAAATGCGTGGACTGTTGGAACTATGGATAGGTCAGTATGGTCAGATAGCTTTGGCGCACGAACTGTTCCATTTGCATTTGACCCTGATGGGTATCTTTACAACCACGAAACAGGCACTAGCGCAGATGGCGCGGCAATGAACAGCTACATAGAAGGATCACCGCGTGAAATTACACAAAATGGTGAAGATTTGTATATGGTGGATAAAGTAGTTCCAGATGTTACTATGAGTTCTAGCACAAATTTATTTTTATATATGAATACAAGAAAATATCCTAACTCTCCTGAAACTGTAAAAGGACCATTTACGATTACATCCTCTACAGGAAAAGTAAGCACACGCGCCAAAGGTCGTCAGATAGGTCTGAAGTTCCAAAGCACAGGCACGACAGACGATTGGACGTTGGGAGATTTTAGAGTTAATTCACGTCAGGATGGATTGAGATGACACAAGGATCACCACTTGCAGTTTTAAGATTGCCAAGCCCACCAGAAAACTATCAACAAGGCTACATGGCTAGATTAACTAATACTCTTGAATTAGAACGCCAATCAACTTACTTTGCGGCATCTACTGGGCTTCAAGTGGCTGTAGAGCAAGCAGAAGCAACAGCGTGGTTTATATCATAAATGGCAAATAGTTATAAAAATGCATTACTTGATTTAACAACAAATAGCGCAACAACGCTTTACACTTGCCCAAGTGCTACTACTGCTATTTTTAAATCATTATTAGTGTGTAATGATAGCGCGCATAACGATACTATATCTGTTACAATAACAGATGCAGACAGCAATGTTTTTTCGGTGTATAGTATAAAGGCAATATCAGGACCATCTACTGAAGAATTAGTAACTAATGCTTTTGTAGTTGAAGAAAATCAAATTGTTAAAGTTACGGCGGCGACTGCCAATAGGTTGCATGTGGTGGCAAGTTTACTGGAGATAAATTAATGAGAAGTCCAATTGTTTTAGAATCAAATTTAATACCAGGAAGCTACGGAGCATTACCGACTAACGAATATTACACGTCTCCAAGCTCACCAGCACTAGAAGGTGCTATCGAAAACGAAGATGGGACGTTTACTGCTAAGACTTATCAGCTTCAATCTAATAAACCTACATTTGATTTAGATGTAATGCAGAACGTATACGGCACAAAATACATGCCAATGTTTCAGTGGGTTAGCCAACAAGAGACAGGCAGTGTAACCTTTGACCCTCAAGACGATATGATTAGCGAAGAAGAAGCTAATGAGTTAAGGCAAGAGTTCCAAGAAGAATATGGAATTGACCCTACTGAAGCACTAAAACAAGAAGCTCTAGCTATGGGCGCACAACTTGCGGCTGGGGTTGGTGGTCAAATTGGTAG